TTAAGCAATTCATCCACCAATTAGAACCAACTACTCTTAAGCAAATAATAACGAGTTATCACCGTAGAATCATCCAACCCTCCATCGAACGCATCACAATTACAGACCCCCCCTATTAGTAATGATCCATCTCCAAATACTCCTCCAAACAATAACTCTGAAGGCCGGCCTTCTCCTGAAGTTTTAGCTCTAATTCGTGAAGCAAACGAAGCAAGAAGAAGGGCTGAGGAAAGAGCAGAGAATATAGAGAGACAGGTTCGTGATGCTGCAAATGCTCCTGCTGCAATCGTAGATGATCCTGAGGCTTTTATTAAGAATCCTCAGTCTGAAATGTCTAAGATGGTTAAGCGTGAGATTGATCAGACAATGAGGCCTGTGTTAGATTTTGTTCAGAACTTCCAACGCAACACCGCTATTGGCCAGTTAAAGAACAAAGTTTTAGATGACAATCTCCCTGCACATTTTAAGCCAGCTAGAGAACAATTCTTCAATGCACTTGATTCAGAAATCATTGGCGATTCTACGTATGATTCTGTAAGAGCAGCTTTCTATATTGTATTAGGTAAAGCTGTATCACAGTATCAACCCACTAATTCTCCAGTTTCTTCAAACGTTCCTCCAAATAACCAAAATACCGTGACTCCTCCTCCTACGATTCCAAATTCTCCAACTCCTCCACGTCAGGAGAATGGCTTAAGAGCCTTAAGTGAACAAGAGGAGTTTGCACGTAAACAGTGGGGAATGTCTAAAGAAGAATTTCTTGCAGAATTAGGTGAAACAAATGGTCCAAACTATGGCAGCTCGATTAACGTAGCATATACTCCTGTAAATAAATGAGCGAAAGAGAAGTAGACATTACAATTGTAGATCCTAGATTAGCTCAAGCACCAACACCAGAAGAAGTTAAGCAGTTTACAGACAGAATTGCACAAGTTAGAACTAGAAGTCATACTAATTCAAGATTAGAAGTTCCCTTACCTCCAGGACTACACGGAGAGTGGGTGAATAGAATGGATGTTAATAAGGTACATCAGTATGAGTCAATGGGCTTTCAAATAGATACCATCTATGGAAGAGATAATAAGCTTCATAATGATGGTATCTCAGATCAAACCATCATTGGTGATGTTGTTTTCATGACAATACCAAAGTGGCAGAAGGATGCTTATGATCGTGAACATAAAATGGCTTCAGATGCAAACAATAATCCTAAGCGTACTGGTAAAGAAATCTCTGGCTTAAAGGGCGAGATTAATAATCCGGAAGAAGGTATCCTTACTCTTGATACTGAAAAGTATGGCCTCAGTAACGAAGCTACATCCAAGACACTAGGTGAACCTTCACAAGGATAAGAGAGAATGGGCGTCATTAGGATGGAATTTGCATTCCGCAAAGGTGGCGGAGGCGAAGAAATTTCAGAAGAGCCATATACAAATGGACAGACTTTTGTAAAGGGTGCTGTTCTTAAAAGAGTTTCTGGTGAAGTTGTTATTGCAACTGTATCAGAAACAGGGGCTGTGATTGTTGGTGTGGCATTAAATGCTGCTGCTACAAAGCCTGGTTACGATGCAGCTAATTCACCAACTGTAATTACTGGTAGGGTACAGAAAGTTGGTGTGTCTCTTGCTTCTCGTAATGCAGTCTTTAAGGCGACATTAGTTAATAACTCTGATACTCCAGTTGCTTGTACTAATGCGAATATCGGCGTTTCATATGGTTTCCGCATTGTTAGTACTTTCTGGGCTATCGACAAGAATATTACAGCTACGAACGACGGCGCTACGATTGTTGGTTATGATCCTACTGATCCAACGATTGTATACTTCACCTTTAACGCCGCTGATTCGGCTCAGTAAGGAGAGATAAATGATCGTAAGTTCTGGCTTTAATTTACTTTTCCGTCCTGGCCTTAGAAAGGACTTCAGAACGGAATATAATATGTATGAGCCTGAGTGGATGCAGTTCCTCAAATCTGGTACAACCAGTGATGAAGAAGGTTCTGCAACTATCTTTGCTTATATTAATAGACTTTACGAGCGTGGTGAAGGTGAGCCTTTCATCTTTACTCAGCCTAAGATTGGCCCGAAGGTTATGTGGGTCAATAAGGAATTTGCTGGTGGCTATCAGATTACTAAGCGCGCTGTACTTGCAGATAAGTACAACGTTCTTAAGACTGGTGCTAAGCAATTAGCACGTGCCGCTCAGCTTACAAAGGAATATCGTGCTGGTGGTTTCCTTGATGATCTTTTCACGGGGACTTATTACAAGGGCATTGATAATCTTGCTTTTATGTCTACTGCACATACCATTATTGGTTCTGCAGGTACTACATTGTCCAATAAGCTTTCTACTGCTGTTGGACTTTCGATGACGTCACTTACTTCAATGATGGATCTTTTTGGCCAACTTAAGGATGAGAACAACGATCCTATTAAGTCTTGGCCAACTAAGATTATCATTGGTAATGATGCTGGTAATCAGAACAAGATTATTCAGTTATTAGGCTCTCAGTTAGAGCCATTTACTGCTGATAATCAGGATAATCCTTTGAAGAAGCGTTTCTCTGGATTAACTCCTATTGTTAGCCGTTACATGACTAATCCTCGTTGGTACTTCTTAATTGATGAGAAGCTCAACGACATGCACTTAGATGTCAGAGTTCCTCTTGAATTGAGAGATTGGTACGACGAATATATCAGCGCCATGTTAGTTTCCGCCTCGGAAATGTATTCGTTATATGGCGTGGATTGGAGAGGTTGGGTCGGCACGAATCCAACGTAATCTACAATGGCCGGAATTACTCATCACACTTATACAGAATATAGACGTTCTGGAAAAGACGTCGAGAATGGTTCTGTAGGTGGCAATACAAAGAGATATATCGCCGGTGGTGCTTTGAATGTTGGCGATGTAGTTCTTTTGACTGCCGCTGATACAGTTAATAAATCCGCTACTGCTGCTGATCTCGCAGCCTTTGCGGGTGTAGTGGTAAGTGGTGATCTTTTATCAGGACAAATTCCAGACGATACTTCAGTTGCTTCTGTAAATGCTGCATCGTCTGGTGGTTATGCAATTGTGCAATATAATGGCATTGCATATGCTCTTGCTGGTGGTACTGTTACAATTGGAACACACCTTTCAGTAATCGGAGATACAACGGCTGGCAGAGTTATTGCTGGTACAACTGCTGGTATTATAGTTGGTACTCCTGTTGAATCTGGTTCTGTTGGTGTGTTGTTCAGAATCTTAATTAATCAGCGTTAATTTTAATGGGTGTTATATAGATTACTCCTTTTTCTATATAACACCTATTTTTTTACCTCCTACGAAAATGCAAATACCACTACTTCTATTAGCAAGTCCGTCATTAAAAACTGAGTATGCTAGAGTTTATATAAGTGAAGGTAAATATCTAGTAAGCAGCAATCATAAAGATTCTAGAATATCTATTTTCTCTAAGCTAGTAGGTGAGTATATTGGTAATATAAATGATAAAGCAAAGATAGATATTGATCAGTCTTCTGAATATTATGTGCAGTTTAATGTTGTTGGAAAGGAGCAAAGTATTTCTCTCTTTTTGGAAAGAATATAAATGTCCCTAACACAAGCCCAATTTAGAACAGAGCTTAGAGAACATCTTGGCTTAGATTCTACAGAACTTCCAGATGCTGACGCTGATCTTCTTCTTAATAGATCTTTCTGGGAAATAGCAAAGAAATTTAAGTTTAGGCTCAAGGAAACAGAAGAGACTTTTGCTACAGTAGATGGTACTAGAGTACACTCCTTTCCTTCTGGATATCAATCAATAGAAAGAGTTATTCTACTTCCAACTGATGTTACACTTAATATTCAGCTCTTACCACTAAACTTCGATGAAGCTGCCCAAAATAAAGATGACGATTCAGATTCACGTGGACAACCGACACATTATTTTATTCGTGGCGATGAGCTATGGTTCTTCCCTATTCCCGATGATGCTTATAGTATCACCATATATTACAAACAAACTCTTGGTGATATTATAACAGCGGGTACTGGTTTACCAGAGGGTTGGGATGATGCGGTTCTTTTCTCTTCCGTCTTTAGAGGTCATGCAAGATTAGGTAATACGTCTAAAGCGTCATCTTTTAGACAGATGGCTAAAGATATTCTTGATACTCTTCCTGATACAGAGACAGAAGAGAAAGTTGATACACAGTATGCACAAGTTCAATCTCTTAGACCTAGGTATCCTTAATGGCTTTCTCAAACATATGGTCTAATACAGGTACTAGTGATAGCACGGCAGCAAATAGTATAGATAATGAACTAAATAAAGCTCGCTTAGATATTGCTGAACGTTTGATGGCAATACTAGGCATAGCTGATTTTACTCTTGATCCTATTACACTTACAGCTATTCAGTCTAATGGATCAATTATAATCACAATTAATACTAAATTACCCTATACCCCGGAATACGATGCAGGGAATAGTGGCACAACAAAGACATTAGATTTCATAGCTAATGGTCCATGTCAAAGATTGACTATGACTGGGAACTGCACTCTGACTATAACACAACCTCCTAATGGGGCATCTGGTGATCTTCTTGTAGTAGAAGGAGGTTTTGCTTTAACTTGGCCATCTAATGCAGAAGCTGAAGGTGATACTACGCCAACTCCTACAACTACAGCAGGTAAGGGAACTTTATACTGGTGGCGTTCAACAGCTTCTAAGGTTATATATGGGATTGCAGGGACTAATGTCACTCTTTCATAGTGCTCTAGGGTCTAGAAGACCAACTTCATTTCCATCTTTAGCTCAGACTGGATTATTAGTTCAGACTACAGATGACTATACAAACTTTGCTGTTTCATTTACAGGAGTTGGTAGGGCACCTGGAAGTAGCGTATTGGAACTAGAATATTCTAACGATAACTCTACCAATTGGACTCAGTTTGCTACTTTCTCTATTGACTTTCCTCGCGCTGGTTCTACTTACGCCGGGGGAGGTGGAGAATATTCTACCAATTTCTCAGCTCTAACTTATGCAGTAGGAAGAGGATTTAGAGGTAGATGGGTAAATTCTATTTTGAATTATACAGGATCCTATACTTCTTTAGGTGTTACTTCTGTTGCAAGATATGGAATGACAACTCCTGTTGCTCCACTTTTTGGCTCAGGTGATGTTGTATTTGAAGATCCAGTTCTTGTCTCAGGTTCTACTTGGAGACAACCAGTTACAGTAAACATTACTGAGAAAGTAATAACTGGCGCTTACTATAATGAACGTATAGAACTCTATGTAGAGTATACTAAGAGGAAAGGTGCAGTATTTACACCTGCCACAGCAACTTATATGGTAGCTACAGTATGGTGGAATACATTAAATGCATACCATGCTTATGCTACTATTGCTTCGCTCTTTACTTTTGATACAAATCTAGTTGATGATTATACAATAGATCTAGTTGAAGCTCGCTACACAGTTTTAGGTAGTGGTACATTCGGCACTGGTGTCCTTGGAACATGGGGAGCAGATCCAGCTTATTAATCTCTATTAACCAAAAAATGATAATCGAACTTCTTCAAGCAACAACCACTCCACAGACGACTGTACCACAAACTACAGCGATCTCATGGAGTGTTATAGAAAGCATAGTTAAAACCGCTATTATTCCCTTTTGCATATTTATCATCAATGAACAGCGTAATACTAATAAGCGAATTGATTTATTTCGTGAAGAGTTTATTAGTATTAAAGCTATTCTTGTAGGAGCTGATGGTAAGAATGGGCTAAGGTCTAGAATAAGACGTATGGAACAAAAGATGTTTAATGAACCTCATGACGATGATGAGGCTGCATAATGGAATTCAATGATTGCCTCAAAGTTATATTAAAGTTTGAGGGTGGCTATGATAATGATCCTAATGATCATGGTGGAGCCACCAACTTTGGTATCACACAAAGGGTATATGATAGTTATAAAGATAACAAGGATCTTCCACATCAAAGTGTAAAGAATATACTTTCATCAGAAGTAAGTGATATTTACTTTAGAAATTACTGGCTTGATGGTAAGTGTGATAAGTTACCTCTTGGATTAAACTTACTACATTTTGATGCTTGTGTAAATTGTGGAATCCATCAAGCGGCTTTATTTCTTCAGCGTTCTGTAGGTGTTGAAGCTGATGGTAAGATTGGTCCTATTACAGTAAGAGCAGCAAACGCACAAGACACAGTAAAGTCTATTAATAGATATCACGCGGAAAGAATAGAGTTCTATATGAGATTAGTACATAATAATGAATCACAAAGAAAATTCCAAAACGGTTGGAATCATAGAGCAGATAGATGTAAGACGATAGCTTTGGAGGAACTCGCTAAATGGCAAGCGGTCCGAGCTTAAAAGGTGATCCATTAGTCTTGAATCAAAATGTTAGTCCTACAGATGTAGATGTGCAAGATCTAATTCCCCAATTAGAAAGAAATACTGGAAGAGCAGTAAGAATAGCTAATCCAGTTGAATTCTCTGGCCCAGTTAAATTTCTTTCTCGCCCAGAGACACAAGTACAAAATGGGACGTTAAGTTCCACTACACCCGCCGTCAAAGATATATCAAATCTTAAGCTGGTCAATACAGCTCCAGTAACGATAACTGATTTTACATTAGGACAAGAGGGACATCAGCTATTTGTTTATGGAGACGGTCAAACTACCATTACTCATGGCACAAAGATAAAGACAAACACTGGAGCTAATAAGCTCTTGGCTGCGGATCAAATCTATATTTTTGTAAAGATCTCCTCAGTGTGGATAGAATCTGCTGTGAGTGGTACAACATATACGGCGGGAGCTGGTATATCTCTCCCAGCTAACGCAATTACTAACTTATATGTTGGTAAGGCTGTAACTCTATTTACTGGATCAATTCTTCATACATCAGGTGGAGCAGGATACGAAGAATTTCCTAATACAGTAAAATCTTACAATGCTATAGTAGATCTTACTGGTATGAATAATTGTAGGATGGTAGCTGTTACTACTGCACATACAGGATCTCCAGTACTAAAGTATCAATACTCAACTAATGGATCATCGTGGAATGACTTGTTCTCTAGCCTAACTAAGGCTCTTTCAACAGATGGAAATCAAGTTACTGCTATTACTGCGATAGTTGCTGGAGCTAAGATTGCTACTTGTTATCTTCGAGCAGTGATTGATAATAGCGGTGGAAGTACTGTTACAGTTACATTTCTTCAATTCGAGTTTACACCTTAATGGCAAGAACCTCTGTTTCTCCAACTCAGAATAAATTATCAGCAACTCCTATACCAGAAGAGGAGACTATTAAGATTGCTGAGTCACGCGTTAATGGTGGCTTAGTAACTGAAATAGACCCTGCTGATATACAGAACTCTCAATTCCAAGTTATGGAGAATATGAGGGTTTATGCTGATAAGACTATACGCTCTCCGGGCAAAGTAGCAATTACTCCTACTAAGCCTGACAGCGTTAAAATCATGCAGTATATGACGTTTGATAGATTTGCTGGAACGTCAACCTATATTAGATTTACTAAGAGTTCAGTTTATAAGAAAGGGGTTGGATCTTGGACTGCGATTACTGGATTATTAAGTGGAGGAGATTATAATAGAATTCGATTTACACTTATTAATGACAGACTCTTCTTCACTAATGGTGTAGATAATATCAAGGAAGTTAATACTGGAATCACAACCTTTGCTGATCTTGGAGACTGGGGAAAGTATAAGTACATCTGGGGATTTGCTAATAGGTTGTTAGCCGCTAATTCGGACAGTAATCCTATTCTATTAGCTCGAAGTGGGGATCTTAATTTTGGAGTGTCAAATCCAGCAACAGATCAATCAGCGGGAAGTGATCCTTTAGTAATTTCTCAGGAAGATTACTCTGATCCAATCACTGGTGGCTTTGGTTTCGCTACAGTTTCTTTAGTGTTGAGAGAAAAATCTCTTTGGGTAATTAGTCAACAACCTTCTTCTACTGCTCCCTTTTCATATGCTGCTATTCCTAGCCCCGCCGGGTGTGATTGCCCAGATACAGCGGCAAAGCGTCCTAATGGAATAACATGGTATGATTATAGAACCAATAACGTTTATTCATATGAGATAGGATCTAGACCAGAACCAATTGGAACTGCTATTAGAAGTCTTCTAAAGTCTTCTATATCAGATAAGAGATTACTTCATGGCTCTTATGATTTCCAAAAAGGCGAGTACGTCTTAACTGTACCATCAACAATCTCAAATCAGTCTTTACTTTATTGTTACAATTTCGAGACTGGTGCTTGGTATATAGAGAAAGTAAATTACTGTATGGGTGTCTACAATCTCAATGATGCTGCTGGTGTCATGACGATTGGAGATTTAGTAGGTACTATTGGTGATCTTGTTGGAACCATAGGATCTTTAGTGTTTACCTCTACACTACCACCTAATAGATTCTATGGATTGTCTAATGGTGATATTCTTCAAGATGATATTACATTAGATACGTTTAATGCTGCAACTGCTACGTCTACTCTTGTTTCAAAAGTATTCGTCATAGATGATGCTGACCTTAATGTTCTTGAGCTTCATCTTAAGGTAACTCCTACTAGAGCAGGTTCTATCTCTCTTTACTTCTCTAGAGACGCAGGTCAAACCTTCTCTCTATATAAGACACTTACCTTTACTAATGCTGATAATGGAACGAGAAAGCATTATATTTGTAAGAAGAATCTTCGTGTTGGTGAATACGTTTGGAAGTTAGTATCTACTACGGGCCAGTTTGGAATCTTAGGTTATGCCATCTTTGGCAATAAGGCACAAGATAAAACAGAGAGATAGTTTTATGGATAAGTTTATCGTTCAATATAAAGATACTACCATAGAGTTTAGTAAGGTTGAAGGAGGGTGGGCTTACAAATGTCCACATCCGGAGCACCCTAAAAATTCAAATGGTGGACAGGCATATAACTGGATAGATACAGAAAGCGGAAAAAAACACAAAATATCATTTGAAGGTGATAAAGCTACAGTTATTGGTTCTCTGGGATGCGTTCATGATTGCCCCGGACACTTTATGTTAGAGAATGGAGTATTAAGAGATTGTTAAAAGGTGTGTGCGGCGGAGAAGCGAAACAATTCAGGTCGGGCGAAGCCCGGCCGCTTTGAATTGTGTAGCGTGTCGAACGCGCCGCACTACGCCGTACACACTACGGTCTTTCACACACACGAATCTACAGGCCACGCCGGGAGCCTCCAGACTATTCCACGAAGTGCGCAGTTTAAGTTTTCTAATCCTTAAATAAAATGCAAGATCCAGTAGTTACGCTTACTCTCACAGAAAAAGGAAAAGATATTACTCGTAATGTCTATCCCTTATTACTTACTCCAGAAAATATAAAAAGGTTCTATGACGAAGCAAAGCAATATCCAGTTATATTTGGTCATGCAATTCCAACTCAGCAAGACTTCTTAGATGCTTTTGTTTTCTATAATAGACACGAAGAGCCTGAGCTTAATGGTCTCTTCTGGGTAGTAGATGATTTTGTTGGAATATTCTATATTACGAATATATTTCCTTGTGAAGAATGTGATGTACATTATACATTCTTTGATCGCTTACATAAGGGCAGAGTACCTTTAGTCAAGAAGATGTTAGAGTTTCTCTTTCTTAAATATGATTTTCATAGAGTTAATGCATCAATCCCTGCTTATGCAGAAGGTGCGCATCAATATGCAAGAGATTGTGGATTTGTTCAAGAGGGAAGAAAGAGGAATTCAGCTAAGTGGAAAGGTAATCGTTTTGATATTATTCTCTATGGTCTTCTTAGACAGGAGGTATTAGGAGATGGGAGGTAATGCATCAACCTCTACAGTAGGTGGTGGAAACGCAACTGGTACTGCGAACAACTATAATGATTTTCTAAATTCTCTTCTTGGTGGTGGAGGTCCAGAAAGTACACCAGAATATAAGAACTTTGTTGCGGGGCTGGGACAATCAGGATTCCCTCCCAATGTTCAGCAACAGATGATATCACAGTTCAAACAGCAATGGGCAGCCAAGAATCCCACTAGTGGAAGTGGAGCACCAAATCCATTTGGGGATGCTATAAAGAATGGATTAGCAGGTAATGTACCAGATCCTACTGGAGTTACGGATTATATTAAGAAGTTAATGGGACAGCCTTCGTCATTTGGAAATGTAGATCCTACTTATAAAGCTCCAACATTTGAAAATGCTCCTGTTACTAAGGGCCAAGTTGGAGATTGGTCTGGTAATGGGATGGTTAATATGAGTCAATTTAATCCTGTTGCTGGTGCTAATTTTGATACATCTAAGGGAATGGGGAGTACAGCTTCCTCAGGATTAGATCCTAAGATGTTAGAGATCATTAAGCAAATGCAAGGGATGTCTCAAAATAGTGGTGGTGGAGGTGTTGGCTCACTTCCCGGAGTTTCTTTAGATCCAGCTAAAGCTATAGATGAGAATAATCCAGTAATTGCTGCAAGAAAAGCTTTAATTCAAAAACAAAATGCAAATGATGTTGCTGAATTAAGAGCTCGTTTTGGCCCTGCTGGTGTTCCTTCTCTTGGTACTGGTGCACAGTTTGCTGAATCTAATCTAAGAGCAACAGCTCAGCCAACAGAAGCATTAGCAATCCAAGATATTATAGATAGAATGACAGGACAAGACTTAGCTGAACGCTCTGCTAAGGCTAATGTTGCATTAGGTTCTCGTGGACAAGATGTAAGTATGGCTGGAGTTAATGCACAAGCTGCTGGTCAAAGTGCGGCTAATTCTTCTAGTACTCTTGCTTCAGCATTACAAGCAATTATGCAGGGAAGAGGTCAGGATATTAATGCTCAGACTACATCAAGAGGACAAGATATTGATCAACTTGGCTTAGGTCTTCAGCAGGCTTTAGCTAATCTAAATTCCTCTACAACACAGAGACAGCAAGATATCTCTGGTGCATTAACTAATCAAGGACAAGGTAATTCTTTTGAAGTTGCTAAGCGTGGACAAGATAACGCTGCAACTTCAGACTTTAATCAGATCTTATCACAAATCTTTGGCTCTAAGAATCAGTTTAACCTTAATAATGCTGGCGCTAGTTCTGATGACGCTTTTAGAACTAACCAGCTCAATTCAAACAACTTTAATCAAGGTATCCAGAATCAATTAGGTATAGCTGGTGCTGGACAGAATAACCAGAACACTGCTCAGAACTCTGTAATGTCTATCTTACAAATGATATTTGGTGGATTTAATGGAGCTAACCAATTAGGTACGCCACAAGCTCAGACCGTACAGAATCCTTCTGGTTTAGGTCAGATTGCTGGTTTAGCCGGATCTCTTATGCCTTTATTAAAGCTCTTTGGTGGTGGTAATAATAGCAATGTGATTCCTAACAGAACTGGTGGTGGATACATTGGTAACAATGGATCAGGAGTAATATAATGCCAGGGATTCCTATGCTTCAAGGTTGGTTTGATCAGTTAAAGCCGGGATTAGATAATATAGTTGGAACTTTACCTGACCTAATTAATCCAGATAAAAAGATTCAAGATGCATTACAAGCTGAGTTAGTTAGAAATCCTAAGCTAATAGAGCAAATTTCTAATATGACTCCAGAACAAAAGAATGCTTTAATTCAGGGATTAGGATTTAGAAATCCAGCTAAACATGCCGGAGCTATTCTTAATACTCCTGAGGGTTTTGAGCTTAAAGGAAAGAAGAGAACTGAAGCAGCAATTGAAGAGACAGATAAGAATCCTATTCAGAGAGCTTTTAGAGTAGCTAAAGATGCAGGAACTAAGACTGAAGCTGACTTGAAAGCGGAAGAGAAAGATACTGAACAACGTCAGGCTATAAACAAGAATATAATAGATGAAGCTCCTAGTATTGCTGAAGAAAGAAAACAGAGAATAGACGCTAATAAGATTAAGTTTGCTCAACTACAACGAGATGAAGATGAACAAATCAAGGCTATTAAACTGCATCCTGATCTTGCTGATATTGACATTGCTAGTGTTGCCAATAAGCTTAGTCATGGTCAAAATGTAGCTCCAGATATCTTGACTAGAATTGAAAACTCTTCTTCAGCTACTGCATTTAAGCAATTGATGGAAACTGGTCGAGATAAGATTGCACATGAATATGCTGTTGATGAAATAGCTTTAAGAAAGAAAGACCCTTCTATAATGCATAATGAGATTGCTCTCTTAGATCGTGGAGTAGATAATCTTAAAGTACAGTTAGATCAAGCTGAGAAAGGATTAGCTCAACTTATCAAAGATCATCCAAAGATTAAATACGCTGGACAACTTACTGATCCTAAGACGGGCAAGATTGAAGAGCTTTCTCCAGAAGATAAGAAGCTGTTAGATGCTGCGAATACAGCTGTTGCTGATAAGAAGGCCAAGTTAAAAGTTTATAATGATGCCTTAGAAAACGCCATGAAAGTTTTACCTCACATGCAAGAAGTTGTAGATAAGCAAGATAAGAACAATGCAAGGGCTAGAGCTGACGCAATAGCAAAGAAATACAACTTACCACCGTAAGCTATGCAGACAATAGATGATCCTAAAAAGAAAATAAGAGATAACGCTAGGCTACTGGCTGAGAGGGGAGCATCTGACGAAGAAATAGATGCATATATCTCTAGTTCATTAGCCGCGTTAGGTTCTGATAGTAGTGTATCTAATAATGGAAGAGGAGCATCTAATGTTAAAGGTGCTCCTATACAAGCTACAGTACAAGAAACCCCAACTAAGAATTGGGGAGATAGATTCATGGAAGGTGGTGGATATGGTATGAAAGAAGGACTTAGAAATCTAAAAGATGCAGCGATGTTAGGATTAGGTGGTATGAATTCTATACCACAAATAGCTGTAGATAAAGCTACTAGACAACCAGTTCCTGAAGCTGAAGGTACTGCGGGAAAAGTGGGATCTTTCTTTGGTCGAATGGCTGGAGAATTACCTTTATCCATAGCTTTAGGTGGGGCTGCTGGTGTTGCTGAAGGTGCTATTGCTGGTGGTGCAGGTAAGACTATATTAGGTAAACTTATTCCAGAAGCTACTACAAAATTAGGTGCTTTTGGTAAAGCAGCGATATCTTCTGTACCTCAAAACGTCGTAACTGGTATAGCACAGAATGCGATAGATGATCCTAATTCTGTTCTTGATCCTAGAAATATAGCCTTCTCTGCGGGAATAGCCACGGCGGGTTCTATATTCTCCGGGTTTCATGGCTTATCAGCATTTAAGAATAAGTTATCTACTGGCGAACCAACAGCATTAGCTACAATACCTAAGATACAAGAACAATATGCTAAGGTTGGAGAGAATGCAGATCCTAATATAGTCTCCTTATCAAAGAGAGTATCTTCTGCTTTAGATGATATTGCTAGAGGTGACGTATCTCCAGAAAAGATAGCTCAGTATGCTGCACTTCATGATGAGTTAGAAAAGACTTTTGGCGAGTCTCTTGGTAAGGAATCTTCTACTCTTCCAAAGACTGAAGCCAAAAAGCCCGGCACGGCTTTAGTAAAGAAAGATCATTTTGATAATGAAGTTTCTACATCAATTTCTCGTCCAGGTTCAGGAACGCAATCAGTTTATCCATATGTTCCTCCTACAGAAACAGCTGATCCTGTAGCTAAGGGATTGCTTACTAAGTTCTCTAAGAGCACAGACCAGCCTTATAATACACCAGAGTTCAATGAGATTAAATCTAAGATTGATTTTGGTAATGAGCAAGCTCAGAGCGCTAGGTTAGAATCACGCACTATCTTACCTAATCTCAAAGCTAAAGTACAATATAAAGTACAGGATTTCTTACGTCCTGTTAAGGAAGCATCAGCAGAAGCTTATGATATCGCTACGAAGTTTCTGAGAATTAATAGGCGCATGAATGAGAATATTGATGATGCGCTTCACATTCCTGATGGAAATGGAGAATATACTAGAGGAGCTGAATCTATATCTCCATTGATGAAAGCTTTAGGTTCACCTGAGAAACTTGAGATGTTTCAGGTTTATACTCATGCGAAGCAAGCTGTTATGTTTAAGCCAACAGGAGATATAGATGAAACAAGTATACCAATATATGAGAATGTTAAGACTCCATTTTCCTTAGAAACAGCACAGAAAGTAATTACTCAATTAGATAAATCTAATCCTGAATTAGCTCAAATCTATGAGTCTAGGTATGTTCCATTGATATCTAATATGGTGGACATGCTTGAAGCTTATAAGATTGTTACACCAAATATGGCTAAAGCATTGAGAGAGAATCCTCAGTGGGCACCTTTATCTAGATCTATATTTGGTAATGCTAATCTTGGTCTTATTAAAGAACGTTCTAATCCTCAATCAGATAAATTAGTTGGTGATCTTTTTGGTAATCTATATTCAAATATTAGATCTATAGTATATAATGGAGAAAGGAATCTTATTCTTTCTGCTCTTGCGAAGGCTCGTCAAGGTCATCCTGAATTATCTGGACATATAGAAATTCTTGCTGGTAAAGCAAGTACATATCCAGATATTAATATACCTGCTGATACACCAGAGAGTGTAAGAAAGACTTTAGAAGAAGCTATGCGTATTGCTCCTAAGGGTACTACAGATTACATGGTACATCTTGGTGGTAATCAAGTTGGCGTACGTCTTTCTAGAGAGTTAGCTTCTTCTTTAGATCAGATGAGATATAGAGGAAAGCCATTAGGGGATATTGAGGGAGCGGGTGCTTTTGAGAATGCTTATCTTTCTCCTCTAAAGAATGTACAAAAGACAGAGAAGGCAATCTCTGGTGTCTATTCTGTGTATAGAGATATCTTTGCATTAGGTATTCCACTTGATGCAATAGAAGCTAAGATGAATGCTAAGTATGGATTCAATCTTATCACTGATCCTATTAAAGGCTTTAAGGCTCTATATTCAGATGATATAAGAATGAGAGATCTTTATGGTCACGGTGCGGGATTAGGATTTAGATTTGCTAATCCTTCAGCTGAGGCTGAGGCTAAGACTATTGAGGATCTTACGAGACATGCATTTCTTTCTAAAGGCCAGTTAAGATTATCTAGCCCGGGAAAAGCTTTAAGTGAATTTACTGGAAACTTATCCAATGCGGTAAGGGCTGGTGCTGCACTTAGGGCTTTAGAAAAAAGTGCATCATATGGAGAGGCTGCTACGATATATAATGGAATCCTTGGTGATCCATATAAGTCTGGGGCTGCTACGGCTACATTAGCTAGAATGACAGCATTCCATAATTATCCTATACAAGCTACTACTCAGATTTTGTCTAACTTAAATCATAACACAGCTCTTACTCTTGCACGTGGCGCTTCTTTCTTAACTGCTCCAACTATAGGACTTTGGTGGTTACAGAAAGATGACAATCAGTTAAGGCAATTGAGAGCTGATCCACAAGGTAGAATGTATACGTTTATACGTAATCCATTAACTGATGAGATTCACGCTATTAGAAAGCCTCCACTTTATGGTGCGCTTTTTCAGACTTCAGTAGAACAAGTCTTAGATAAGGCTCTCTTAGATGGTGATACAGAATCATTTAAGCAGATGTCATTAGCTATACTAAGTGACATCACTCCTAATGTTCTTCCACTCACTGTTAACTCTGGAATAGCTCTTGTTACTGGACAACAGATAGATCCATTCCGGGGAACTATTCCAATTGTTCCAGCTAGTAGAGCAAACTTACTTCCTGAAGATCAGAGTGATAATGCTAGTCTTGCAGCAAAAAAGATATCTTCTGTAACTGGATTATCTTCAGCCAAGGTTGAAAATATCTTCAGGACTTTCTTATTAGGTACATCATACAATGCTTATCAGATGGCTGATGATTACATCAATGTTGGTAAGCCTACTACATTTAATCAGTTTTCTTTAATACCTGGCATACGAAATGTAGATCCATCTCAAGCCGGGATACATGAGATACAGAACTTCTACTCTTCTATTAATAAAGCTCAAGAGGCGGTTCTCTCTCTTAATAAAGCAGAGAATATGGATCAGCCTGCTCGTGCTGCTGAGATTGTTTCTAAACATGCAGCTGATTTAAGAGATGCTGATGTATTAGCTCCATTTAAGAGAGACATGGATGCTATTACGCAGAATATTAATACTATAAAGAACAATGAGATGATGACACCAGATGATAAGAAAGCTAACATAGATCAGATGATACAGTTAAGAATCATGATAGCAAGAAATGGAAATAAAACATTGAGACAATTAAGATAACGAAAAGCCCTGCCGCTCGATGGTCTGAGTAGCAGGGCTTTTTGTTTTTAGTTTTCAAACCTCTTCAAAATTCTTCTCAAACTCTTCCTGAGTAACTACATGGATCTGATTATTCCGGGGATCAATCCAAATAAAGTTACATGGTGCTGCATACTTAGTGCCTTCTCCTGTATAGATTGCTACTGTATTTCCACCGTATACTTGTGAAGATTGATGTGCAAAAGAATTGATCCACGTCACTACATTCTGAGCTGATTCACCTTCTTCTAAATGATAATATCTACCATCTACTATAAGATCTAATTTCTTATTCCGGTATTTCATTCCCTGCTCCATAAATCTCTTGACCGAATTTATTCGTCTCATCTTGAAAGAACTTACCAACCAATACTTCACTTCTCCTAAGCTCTTCAGTAGATAGTGTAATAGCGTCTATCCTACTAGTATTAAATGTATACTCATGTCCTGATAGAGTCTCTAAAGTATGACCATTATTAATATCCATAAGAATATCATGCTTTAAATTTTCAAACGCTTGTTCATCATACTTGAAACAAAATATACCACCAGAAGAAAAGCATGCTCTAATGTGAGTTTTCATATTTTTGTCTCATCAAGTTTGTGATCACCACACCAGTCGTTATTATAAACAACAGGATGACCATTCATAGTTGGAGCGTGTCTTCTACAACGACCTACAATTTTATCTGGCGGTTCTTTTAATGAAGCTTTCTCTACAAACCACATACAAGTAGAACATCTCATACCTGATGATCTATGTTTCCAAGGATCATTTGTGTCAGGAATTTGTATTTGTATGGGATTAATGTGATGATCTGAAGAATTTGGATTATTAGGACAATTATAATTATGTCTAAATATTCCACTAGAATTTAGTTCTCCAGTACAAGAAGTGCATCTAGATATACTCATTTTCCACCACACGCAATTGAAGAGTTAGCAGTCATAACACACTCTCTAAGTAATCTAATAGCTGCACTTCTATCAACTGAGGCTGGACATAAATCTACAATAACCATAGCTAAACTCTTAGCAGTGTCTCTAATAGTAGCGTACTCAGCAACTTGATTTCCTACTGGAGCATGATAAGTAAACCAATTATCAAGCTGTTCTTGTTCCTGTAATGTGATCATTTTGTCTCCTGTATAAACCCTGGTTTAACGTAAAAGATCTCAAGACCTTCTTGGATACAGTCGATATCGCCCATGATGATACAACCATCAATCAAACCTTTTAATACATGAGGTTGTGCAACAGCATTAAACTCTTTGAAAGTTTCCTGCATACTTACCTTACCCCTAGCTCTAACATACTCAGAAATATCACTCATATCGAATGAGTGTATATTCTTACCTACCCCACCAAATACTCTAAGTAAGTCTGGCTCAGTACTATCTAACATCTTGATTGCAAATTCAAAGTCTTCTTTATGTAACATCATCTCGTCTCTACTCATAGCTGCATGAAGCATTGCAACTTTATGGACATGAGTAGGTTTTCTTTGCCAGTAACCTTCAATCTTTGGATGAGGAGCATGTTCTGGATGAACCTTCTGATACCAATGCTCCATGAATTCAAAAGATTCATCAGTAAGATTGTAAGGTCCACTAAGAGTAGATGCTATATGTGAAAGATCATTTACTAAGTCTGCCTCCATCTGTTGAATCTTAAGATGATCTATATGTCTATAATACATTTGTCGCCGGGAAAGCTTTTCCGCATAAACAAAGATAACTCTACTTGCATAACCTCCACCAATAGCACTCATTGGCATAGATGTTGCCATCCATTGTGGTGTAGTTGCTGCAAGCATATTGATACATGGCTTTAATGCAAACTCAATTGATCTTGAAATGGTCCGAGATTCAATAGACTTCTTACCATCAAACATTGAAGTAAGAAAATCATACATCTCCGGGCCATTCTTCTGCATGATATCGCCGAACTCAGTTATCGTTAGGTATAATGCTTTACGCTCTGAGTTTACTAACTGCTGCAATAATGCTTCTTTAGTAACGAAAGCTGGTCCCTTAGTTAGAGTAGGAGTTACTTGCTCTAATAAAGGAATACCAAATGCTTCCATTGCTGTCGTCTTTCTAAATCCTGGTGGGCCAATTAACTTAAGATAAAGATGGGGATAACAATCCCATCCACCAAGTACACCTTCTTTAGGGATCCAAACTTTTCTTTCTAGTGTAGCTGCAATTGTGAATAGACCTGTCCACAGTACATATTGTTCTGGCGCCTCAGTTCGAGGTAAGGAAAAATCTTTGAATGTTTGCAGCCAGTCCTTACATCTTCGGGGCATTTTCTTCCTATAGTTTAACCTTCTCTAACTCGCCGAAGTATTCTCCTATTTCTACATCAACGGGGATGGTAAAGATTTCCCCTTTAATCATTAGAGGACGTAGCATATAGCTCCTTGCTATAGCTGCTACTTCTAAAGAAACGTTTGATGGAGCTAAGAGAACACAAGAATCGTGCGCAGTTTGAATGATATTGATTTCTTTGTCTTTCTTAAAGTGTCTATGGATTTCTAAGAGGCCTCCTTTTTTATTTACATCCTTCTGTTCCTTTCCATAACAGTGAACTGCTACTGTAGATTGAGGACGAAAGGCTACAGCTGCACGAATTAAATCATCACTCCATGCTTGCATGAAAGTATATGAATACCCATATGCGGTGGTAAGGGTACGAGATTGAGTTAACTCATGCCTTGTTTCTTCCCACCATGATGGCACCATATAGTAGAGAGAACGCCATGCTTCTTTGAACATCTTTGCATCTTTATATGTGATAGAGATTACTCCTTCAGCATTAATAGCCTCAACTAATCCACCATCACCTTGCATATAATTTGATGAGTGATTAGTTTTCTTTCCCCCATATCTTTGTTTCTTGTCTACGTTTTTATATCTTATCTCTTTTGAATCGTCGGGATTGAAGGCTATGTTGAATATAGAACATGCTGTTCGAGAGTGCATGTCACCATTATGTAATTCATATTTCATATTAGGATCATCAGCAAGATATGCTACGACCCAAGCTTCCGCTCCAGATAGGTCTAATTGAATTAGAGAGAAGCCTTTTGGGGCTCCTATCATAGAGCGGATTGCTATGTGTTGCTTAGGGTTTTGTATTTGTAACGGGATACTTGTCATCCAATTAATTTAACCTCTTTTCGATCATCTGTCCCTAAATTTCGGGCTCTATAGGTAATTAAGAAACAAAGACAACAAGCTGCGTGAGATAGATGTGGGAGTCCAGAACCACCCTCATCAATTCTATCAATATCTTCTCCACCTCTCCACCTTGTCCACATATCAGGAAATTGAAGTTTACCATTGTTATAGTAATCAGCTTCTTCTACTCTCCATAGCCCTATCTTTGTTATGAATCTAAAGAATGGCTCTACTATATAGTTACGATATAATAATCTATGCCAATTTCTATTCCACCAAAGATATGTCATAGCTGTCATACTAGACTGAATTGGTAAAGACCACCACGGAAATTTTATACTCCATTGCTTGACAAATAATCTTGTATATAATCCACCGGAAACAAAATCACTATAGTCGTGTGGGAAGTTATCGCATACTATACTATCCAGCTTTATTTGTAAGTCTCTCCACCTCAACATCAATCCCACCTCGTGGCATAGTTTGCGCGTTAATACCTGTGCCATCTACGAATAATCCACAACTCCATCTATCTGTCCAAGGCTTTGCAACTTTGTAGATAGATCTCAGTCTTCCATCTCCAGAGATAGACGCTTCAAAGTAAGAAGAGAAAAGTTTCCTATATCCTCTTATGTTTAGAGTAGTCTTTAACGCATAGAGGATCTTTGCATATTTCTCTTTTGTTTCCTTCTTAACACTCTCGTCGATCTTCTGCTTTACAATTGGTATGAGAGAAATGATTGCATCTTCATCACAAGTTATTGCTCCTTTCCTTGGTCCCTTTCTTTGACGACGGGGAGGAAGGGAGAATTTCTCATAAAGCAGTTTCTTCATCTGTGGATTAGAGTTTACGTTTACTACTTCTTCGCATAGGTGGTTGAGAATAGTTGATTCAGTTTTTACTTTCTCTAAGTGTACGTCTTTTAAGAGTCTTAATCTCTCAGCATGGACTGGAAGCCCTTGCATAGAAATGTCTATAGCCATAAGAGCGCATTCCATTTTGAATCTATAATGAATCTCTTGTTCTTTAGTCATTTCTTTTAGTTGTTGACTTAATACTTGAAAAGGAACTATGACATCCTTACAGCCATAGATAGGAAAATCTTCTCTCCCTAGTTCCTTTTCAGTATGCTGCTTTCCATCTTCTTTCCAGAAAGGCTCCTCTGCATATGCTGCATTTAGAGAAGCTAAATCTTTTGGCATAGCGGGATTTAATACATGCTCAGCTATTTGAGTATCATCTGTGTAATTCTCTACGATGAAACCATTCAACATGAGCATGGGAATATCAAACTCGCTGCCACCTTGGAAACATTTCTTTACTTTCCCACTTAGTACGAGCTGAACGATAAAGGCGAATTCAGTAGAAATACCTTCTCGTGTTTTATTCGGAATAAATACAGCATCCATTCCTGACCAACCAAACTGAATAGAACGAATGTGTGTAGTATTCTTAATAGATTCGATATCACACTGAAGGATTATATCGTCTCTATCTTTGAAAGAAGATACTAGTTCTACCAACTCTTGAGTGGGGAGATCAATTCTAAATCTATGTTCAGGTTGTCTCCAAGGGTTTGTAAGATACTTTTTGGCTTTTGCGATGTCAGCTGTGATAAGAGAGAAAGCTGTATCATCGTAGAAGGTATAGGCTGGATGGAGTGTTGGGAGGACAAATCCATTTTCTGTAGAAAGGGGTTGTCCTCGCATGTTGGAGATTCCGTATTTCCCACCAAAGAAAGATAAGGCTTTGTCTCCGAGCGTAATGATAACTTTCGTTTCCTCTTTATATTTCGTGAGGTATTCGGTAAGTTCATGTTCGCTCTCTTTAAGCTGAGATGAGTCATTTAGATATTTCCATTCGTTGTCGTTAGGTCTATAGTTACACCTATTTGCGATACGAATATCTTTTCTGTTGAGATCATTAAGAATTAGGATATCGTTAATGACATTCCCCGATGCTCCTACTAATGGTTCCCCCTTGAAATCTTCATCTTCGCCGGGAGCTTCAGCCACTAAGAGAATAGGAGAACCTAAAGGTCCCACATGTTTTACTTTACGTTTTGATATTAGAGTCACGGTACCTCTATTACTTTAGTAACTTCACGTGGATGAATCACTCTTATGTTAAAGAATTTTTGCTCTTTAATAAGAGGAGGGTCATGAATGACTTTATATTTAGCATCTAATTTACCCTCTGCTGTTACCTTTATAATGACCCTCTGTACTACAGTTCTCTCTAATGTAACCAGAAAGTTTGGCATACTATCGTCTATCTCCTTCTTAACTTCCATAATCTAACTTCCATCAGAACCTAAATGTCTAAGTGCGTCGATAGGTTTCTTTGTTCTCAGTAACTTGATCTGATATGTTGGATATATAACCCCATCTACCTCAACTCCAACTTGCTCTACGATTAAGCCTGAAATTAAAAGCTCAGACATGAGGTAAAATGTACATGCTTTTGTATCATGGTCTTCATCTATAGTACCATGAAAAGTCTCAAATACTATCTCGTTTTCTCTCACTTTAGAACTCCTTATTTCCATGTCTATAAGACCTTCCCTCATTATATTCCATCTTTAAGAACATAGCTTCTGCTAGAGGGACACGAAATTGCTGTGAATAATCAAAGAGTCTAATCATGGCATCTGCTGCTTCTACTGCTTCGCCTTCTGGCTTTGGAATAGCATCAGTAGAACCAGGAAAATATATCATATCATTACCTGACCTAATCTCTTCAACCATCTCTGAGATTTCACAATGCACTGTGATTAAAGTTTCTGCTTTAGATCTTGGCTTATCCCACCAACCTCTATTTCTTGCAGTTTGATTACACTCTCTTTGTAAGATCTCGAAAGCTCTTACTATAATTGCTCTCTCTTCAGGTTGAAGCATCTCTTAATTTCTCCAGTCTAGAATAGAGTTCGTTCCATACTGCTAAGCGAAAGTTTCTATCTGCTATTAAGGCATTATAGTTACTGTTCATATAATCAAGAAGAGATTGAATTTCTTCTGTTTTATCTTCTTCTTCAAAGATTATTTGACCAGGATAAGAAACTGCATGAACTGCCAATATCTTCCGTGCCCTTTCCTGATAATTCTCAGGAAGAGGTTGAAGATCAGGAAGAATATCTTTTAGAGAAGAAGATTTAATGATCGAATTCTTCATCGTCATCGTCATCGTCTTCTTCTATTTTGTCATCATCCTCACCCTCCCAAAAATCATCATCATCATCTTCCTCGCTTACATCTTCTTCAAGATCAATCTCGTCATCTTCTAGTGTATTATAAAATTCGTTCCATGCTTTCGTCATCATCCCACCTCTGGTCTATAAGTGTTTAATATTTCCTTCCTATTTTCTAGAACTTCTCTACTACGAAACTTCATGCGTGTACTTTTGAACCACTTAGTCATAGATAAGGCGTTAGCAATTATTGTTTGTGACTGTTCATAAGTAGCAGTAAAATAATTTCCTTCTGAGTCGCGGAAATATAAGCCTGGAATTACTACATTAATAGGACCAAAGGCACACTCACAATCATCTTCAGTAAGTGCAATTAAATCACTTTCACCTTGGATAACTAGAAGTGTGCCAGTATACCCTGCAAATAAAACATGATCTCCAATTGATATATCTTTTACATCTGGACCTATATACTTGACTATCCCTTGATCGCACCTTTCTTTAGCCTCGTCGGGAATCCAAAGTAAGCCTGATTCTGATTTGTCTGGATCACGTAAGGGAGTAACTAAGACTTTGTTTCCGAGGACTTTACTTATCATAATTTAGTTGTCTAGTAAGTGCCGCTCGTTCTAATTGACTAATTACCTCAAGTTCTACTAAGTCATCTATTAACAAACTTATCACCACTATACTCCTATCTAACAACCTTTCTAACTTATCCACCTTCGCCTTCATCAAAGTTAAATCATCCATTCTTGTGACTCCTATGCCATGTTGCTTGTTGGAATTTAACGTGAGCTACAACCTTTTCTCCTTCTACTGTGTTCTCATCTCTTATTTTCTCTAACATCTTAACGAATAACTGAACAATTGCCGCCTCATTATCAGAAAAGTCTTTACAAGATAGATCATCAATGACTGTTTGATAAGATGCAGCTTTATAAAAAGAAGCTGTCGCCGGGCGTAAGGGTGAAGTTTCGACTTTTATTCTCATAATTTTTATGGTTTTACTTTATTATCTGGATCTTTGAGGGATGCTTTAATATCGCCGGGTTGTACTGGTAAAGAATTTCTATAGAGTACTATTGATTCTGCTAAGAAGATTATAGCTCCTATAAAGATTATGATTAAGATTATATCTTTGAACTCAAGTTTCTTCATCTTTCCTCCTTAAAAAAGAAACGCCCCCAGTAGGACTCGAACCTACGACCTAGAGATTAGAAGTCTCTTGCTCTATCCATCTGAGCTATGAAGGCAAAATTAAAAATACTCCATACTGGAATTGAACCAGTGACCTCCGTCTTATAAGGACGGCGCTCTCACCAACTGAGCTAATGGAGTGTAGTTGCTAGTAGCCGACATGACCCGATTATTAGAACTTAACTATACTGTTATCTCATGACTTTAGTATAGAGTAATACTTTTCAGGTTTCGATAGCTACTAGCAACAAAGAAAAACACACCTAACTACGAGAATTATTTTCTCTGTGTGATGCAGAGACCCGTACCCAATATAATTCTTACGATTACAGTGGTGCTGAGAGGACGCCTAGCAGTTGTAACCTAGTTAGGTGTGTTTTTTGTTTTGATTTATATTTTGATTTATAGAGACTAAACTGCCCGACTCGTGGAATAGTCTGGAAGGCCCGGCGTCGGTTGTGAAAGATCCGTTCGCGTGAAAGATCGTATCTCTCCGGGCTACGTCGCTTCGCGCCGTGCCCGCCGAGCTTTTGTTTAGTGTCTCGCGCTTCGCGCGATCCACCATAGTGAAGTTTATATAAAGTGTAGTATGGTACTTGGATATTAAGCATCCTCATATGGTAGCAGGTATCTCAAACTCCTTGAAGTTATGCAACCTTTCCCATACTACAATGCGATCACCGGGAATCGAACCCGGAAAGATTTCTCCGAGAGATTTTAAGTCTCTTGCGTTTACCAATTTCGCCATGATCGCGTTTCGGTTTTGAAGGGAGACCGAAAACTCCCTATGAATTTAACTACTGGGGCATTCATGAAGCCCATCAAAGTAAAGTGTGCTAGGATTTCTTAAATATCCATCACTTTACTTCTTTTTTCTCTGTTGTCTCTATGAATGGAATCTTTAATCTAACAAGCATAGACTTAATCCACTCATAAAATGAAGATTCTATACCAGCGCCTATAACTATAAATCTAGCTCTATCCATCTAATCACCTATCACTTTACTTCTTTTCTTCATGTGTCACAACTTCTTCCTTCACTTCTTTTACAACAGCGGGAGTAAGGAAAGAATCACAAACACTAACAAAGCTAGTTATTAACTCTTCCTGTGCAACTTCTAATGCACCGTTATCATGACAGAAGTTAACGTTATGTGCAATAAGAGTATCGTATAAGCTAGCTAACTGACGAATCTTAGCACACTCATCTAAGCGAAGAGTTTCTAACTCTCCTTGGATAAACCTCTCTACAACATCATAAAAAGCAACACTCTCAACTAAAGCCTTTCTAACTCCATAATAGATAATAAGGTGTCCAGCTTCATCGAGATCACCCTCTACTCTATTGTCTGAAGCTTCATAAATATTGTTACTCTGATAAGATCCAGTAGAAGAAAGATATCTCTTCTTCCTCCATACTCTCTTATCTTCATCACTTAAATTACTCGGCATACCTGCATTCTGATCTGCACCCTTTTGATACTCGTTAAGTTCGATCCCCATTTCTTTCTCCAAAAAACGTGAGAAAAACTTTAATCCCCGAACGGCATGAACTTTGTGAATCTATTTTGAGGTTGTCCTTTTCTTGCTCCCTGAGAAACCATCTCAGTTTCAACAACAATCTTGATCCTCTTACCTTCAAAATTTGCCCAGAACTGTCCAACTGCTCCAGTCTCAGTATCAAATTCGATACCTTGTTCGTCCATCATGTTTTTTACGGTATTTTCATGATCGAGATTTCTTGGCGTAAAACCAAGAGCACACATAGAGAATTCAAGATTATTGTTCTCAGTCTTTTCTGTATGGAACCAAAGATTATGGGAACTTAAAGCCTTTCCGTTAAGCTTCTCATCATCGCTCTCAATAACTGGAGTAATACGAATTCCGAAGTTATCTTTCTTAGGCACACCATTATCATCAAACTTGCCAGCGTTTGAATTAAAGAATGCCTTAGGCTTCTTCAGTACACAAGTATATGTACCATCGGGAGCCACGAAGAACTGAGTCGTAGCATTACGGAGATTAGGCTGATACTTTGGCATGTTTTTCTCTGTCTTAGGTTTTTTAAGATGGCTGCGTATTCTCTTGAACTTGTGCTGCAATAACTTCTTGTTGATATGCAAAACCTACACGCTTCAACACCTCAGGCCAAGTAAGATTTTGTTCTACAGACTTGAACATATTTGTGTAACGTGACTTAGCTCTAATAATGGAAGATCCCATTGTATTAAAGTACGTTACACCCTTACCTTCCTGAACTACCCTAGTCATGTGGAATAAATTGTCGAAAATGCCAATGACATCATCTGGGTAGGCACTTCCTGAAAAGCTTGGACCTATTCTTGATAGTTGTGGCGGGTCTTTATCCTCCTTAGTTTTCTTTGTGAATGTGTATCTCTCGTGAGCGTTCACGATAAGATTAATTCTATTCTCTCTGCACAATCCAGTAAAGTTCTGTAACCATTGAGAAGTAAAATCCATCTCAGTTCCCCAATCTCCCACATCTCTGATAATTACATTCTTTAGAGATTTAGTTTTGATTAGGTTATAGATGCGAGATTTACCAGACCCAGGCTCGCCAGACGTATTAACTTTGAATCCTTTAAGAAGAGAAGCCCAACGAAGATCATCTAGATCGTCTACACAAATGGTGTGTATTCCTAAGGCTTCCTTGTTTTCAACTAGATCTTCCATCTCTTCTGAATAACGATCATAAGCAACTGGATTTAAGATATTCTGATCTCGCTCAATGATGCGAACTTCGGGATCTACTTTCTTGATTGGTACAAGAGATTTAATTGTAGCGAATCCATTACCTGATGTGATAATGGCTACACCATCTTCGACTGCAAAGTGTGTCTTGCCTGCTCCTACTGCTGCATAATTCATGTGCATACAGGCAGGCATATCTATTTGAGAAGCGCGCATATTTTATATAATCTCCGTGACTGTTATGATGATCTTATACTTATCATCTACGATCCCAATTTGATCTACATCTTTATTGATTGAATCTGGTTCTGCCTTTATGACTCTCAGTAATCTTTCTATTAGTTCGCCTAGAGTCATATTTTTATTTTGGCTCTTTATATAGGATTATTATGATGATGTATATGATATGTAGGAATAAGATCATAGTTATGTATTATCAGCGTTTATGATAATTTTAGGTATTCTATCAGGATGAGTTACATCTATATCTAGAATTGAATATAATGTCTCATCTAGACAAATCTCTACTATTGGATCTATTGATGATCTAGCTTTAAGTTTATTTAAGTGATCAAGTAATTCTGATAATACCATAATATCAGTTCCTCAGTTAAAAACTAAAGTGGCCACAATCTAAATGAAACGGCGGGATTGTCATTTGACAACTGAACACAAGGATTCAATCTAATAGAAATAGATCCATCCTCATTCAACCACCCGGCGCCAACTTCTCCTTTTTCATCTGTCATTTTATTAAACATCTTAAGACGATAGTTCGGGATATTTCCTTTTGGCTTAGCGTTTGATGCAACCTTTCTTGGTCTAGCCATTTTTCTTTTCCTTTTTATGTGTAAGATTCATCGAGTCGGAGTCCATTAGTTCTTTGGCAAGTCTTGCTGCCTCATTTGGTACGTGAAATCTTCCAGCTTCTTCTGTTATGAATGTAGATATTTCTTCGGCGGGGAAGAATCTTTTTATGTTGCTTGAAGTTACTTCAACCTTTCTTATCCTTATTTCTAATAACCAACCAGGCTTATTTTCCACTTTACTACCTAAAAGCTGTCCAAATTAAACCATATAAACTAATCTCTAAAGTAAGAAGACTAACCATTGAAAGGTAGTATACCCATAATGGTGTATCAGGAGATTTATCTTTACTAGATAAAGCTACGTCAGGAAGATAACTAAGACTTATAAGTACAACAATAGATGTAAAAATAAGTCGCGTATAGAATGATACAGGTGTCATAAAAATTATCCCTCAACTAAAGCCTGTTCAACTTTCTCGAAGTTCCAGGGTTTGTGTTCATACATAGTCTTAAGCATGTTAACTTGTGCATCAGAAGAATTAAGCTTACATACTTGATGATAGTCACAGAAAGCACAAGCCTCTTCATTCATCTCGTAGATGTCGTTTTCCCGCGCATAAGCTAACTTCTTAGAATACTCCATCTGATCTAATTCCCAATTCTTTAATTGCTCGGCTGATCTTCCAGTAGGGAATACATAGATTTCAGTCTTAGCAATCTTCTCTTGTCCCTTACCCTCTGTGAATGTATGAATGATGTCATAGTATACACCATTGATTCTTTCACCTGATAACTTTCCAAGCGCATAAATGTAGCGTGTAGCTTGATCGTTTGGATTGAGTCCACGAGTAAAGTATTCTTTCTTCTTTGATGTCGTCTTGAAATCGCGAACCCACAACGAACCGCCCCAACGAATAATCTGGTCATATCTCCCGCCGATTATAGTTCCATCAGGAAGAGATAGATTAAAGGGTTGTTCTGGTAACTCTACTACGTGAATATTTCCTGCTGCCTTTTCTGCTTTAACTGCTGTGAATCCTACTGCCAACATCTTTAAGAAATTAGCCATAGTGTAATGTGACCATTTTCCGGGGACGCCTGCCGGCCAAGCTTTGAAAATACTAATTGCTGCAATTGCTGCTACTTTATGTGCTTTATCTATGTCTTTATGTTCAGTGAATTCTCTTTCAAATACTTCTCTATACTTATGATAACCAGATCCCCAAGAGAATACAGCATCTAAGCCTGATTTCTTAGGAGACCTTCCAAGAACTATACGGAGAAAGTATTTGTATGGACATGTCTTATACAACTTTGTCGCTGAATGATCTTGGATTACTGGTTCGTTTCTTTCTAGGATAGGAAGTAAACGGCGCTTCTCATAAGGTAATGGTGTATGTGTTAG